TATTGATTTGTAAAATCAGTAGCTAATGGAAGTGGCTCAGCAGCTACTCCATTTAGTTAATAAGTAACTAAAATAATACCTGCCCCCTCTATTGAGATATGGGGTCTCTTCTAGAGGGGGTGGGTACCTTAGTAAAAGGATACAAGAATGGCAACATTTCAAGCTCAAGTAGAGGGACTAACATCACTATCTGTAGGAACTACTCCTACTACAGCTGAACTAGCAGAATTTCTAAAAGATGGCGTAATAGATGTTACTAATAGATGGCTTGCTATGAAACCTCAAGATGTAGAAGATTTCGTTAGAGGAAGTTCAACTCAATCCTCTAATGGATTTGCTACTTCTGGTGCCAATATAGTTTCTGTCATTAGAGAAGCAGGTGCTGATGGGGATACAGATGGTAGTACTGCATGGGAACCTTGTAGAAAAGTTCCATCATCGATGCGATCAAGAGTTGTTGATGTAGATAGTTTATCTTATGCATCAAAATATAATCCTGTATATATAATTAATAATAATAGTGCTGTAAATGTTTATCCTGTTCCAGATGGAACTAATGATGGATATAGAGTCTATTATGTTAACAATGAGCCTAAGGGAGATGGTATAGTAGACGAATTGGCTGCTGGACATTCCACTATAGGTTATTTTCCAAAAGATAAAGTTTATTTAGTAGTTCTATATGCAAGTATGAGATCTTTACAAGCTAACATGGGAGCTACAACGATTTCAGATCTTTCAGTTACTGCAGTACCTCCAGATGTACCACTTTTAAGTACAATTACATTTTCTAGTGTTGATAGTGCTGTAGATTCATCTCTTACAGCAGTTGTGACTAGTACATATATTCCACCTGCTCCTCCAGATAGACCAAATTTTGAGTCTTCAATTACTGATGAGGATTTAGAATTAGTTCAGATGAAATCACAGCAATATCAGTCTGATATATCTGCTTTTCAATCTGAAATGCAGAGCGAAGTACATAAATTTCAGGCAAGTGTTCAGGAATCAATGGCTGAATTTCAATCACAAAATCAGATGAATATTAGTAATGCTGAAAGAAGCCAAAATAGACAACTTCAAAATTCTATAAATGATATGAAGGTAATATATGATAGTAATACACAATTAATACAAAAGTGGACTCAGGAATTAGCTCAATATCAGGCTGAAATAGCTAATGAAGTGCAGGAATATACACAGAATTTACAAGCTGATAGTGCCGGCTATCAATGGTTGCAAGGTCAATATGCAGCATTAAAGGCAGAATATGATGCAGCATTTATGATAGCAGCACCTAAACCACAGCCACAACAACAAGCGAGAAGATAATGGCAACAAATTATAAAATAACATTTAAAAATCATTGTACACCTCAAGAATATATAACGGAAAATAACAGATGGTATTTGGATAGCGATGTTGGAACTAAGCTTACTGGAGGTGCTGATGCTGATATTACTATTGAAGATCAGCCAACTTATTCGGCAAGTACAACATTGGATGCTAGTGCTACTCCTGTTAGTATAGGAGCTACAACACAAGTTTTTGTATTTATTAAAAACTTAGGTTTAACATCAGCAGGAGTAGTGTCAACTGCTAGTGTGCTTATAGCGTTAGATGGAGGTAGTGGAGCAGATGCAAAATATAGGATTAAACTTGCTGCAGGCGAATCATTTGCTGCTGAAATAGGCACAGCTTCTGCAGGTGCTGAAGTTAATAGTGTATATATGAAGACTGATGGAACTGCTGAACAAACTGTACAAACTTTAAAGGGAACATAAAATGGCTGATGATAGACGGATTATAATGGGTTCTTATGTAGTTCCTAAAGAAGGGAGTTTATTAGAAGATGGCTCTACTCGTAAGTGGGTACTAGATAATAGTATTAATACTACTATGGGTGGGAAAGCTACTAATACTGATGTAGCTTCTGACCAGACAGATAATAATTGGTATAAAGGTGATAATAAGGGTACGGAAGTTACGTTTATTGGCCCTTACCAACTTGAAAATACTAGTAATGCCGATACTTTAAAGTTTTTATACATCAAGAATCTTAATCCTTCTGGTGGCACCACGATTACAGTGTCAATAGCAGCAGAAGGTGAATATCTAGATTATGCTGCTGACCCTGCAGATGATTGGAATACAGGGTACGGAGCTGCTATTCGTAATGGTGGATATTGGAATCCCGATTATTTTTTAGAAATAGCACCTGGAAGCAGTATTATGCTTCGTGGTGATGGAACAACAAAGTGTGACGCAGTACATGTGTTTGCAAGTGCTGAATCAAAAATAGAGTTTATAATAGCAAAATAAGTTGAATTATTAAGGAGAAACTGAAATGACAACTTTTAAAGATAGAACAATAGCAGATTCATATGATACGATTGTAAAAAGAACTGAGACTTATGCTCAAGCTGGTACTCGTATTATGTTAATGACAGATACAAATGCAACTGAAGTTAATACGGGACTATACCTTGAGGGGGGAGGTGGAGAAAATGTCGGCATTGGAGTTGCTGACCCAGATACTAAACTTGAGGTATTTTATGCAGGTACTCAATTAAAGTTATCTTATGATGCAACTGACTTTTGTACTTTTGCAGTTGATACTAACCATGATATAACAATTACACCATCATCAACTGGTCAGATAAAATTGAAACCAACCACAGATTCTGTAGATTTCTTTCAGGTGTTGGATGCTGATGCTGGAACTCCAATACTTAATGTAGATGCTACAAATGAAAGGGTCGGCATTGGCACTGCTTCCCCAGGTGAAGCTTTAGAAATAAAGAATGGAGATTTATGGCTAAATAATGCAGATACTGCTACAACAGGTAGTTGGTCTAATACTCGACCTGGCATAACTATATCTACACATACTACTGATGTCAATGGATATGGGGGTGCACTATATTTTGCGTCAACAGACGATGATTTGTCTTCTACACCCCGAAGGGTAGCAGCTATAAGCTGGCAAGCTTCTCAAAATTATACAGGCTCTGATGATTCTGGTTCTAGACTTTGCTTTTTTACCCAGGCAGATAACCAAACTGATGCAGCAACGGTTCAAAGAATGATGATAGATGAAGATGGCTGGGTAGGCATTGGGGTTACTGCAACATTAGGTAAAGTGCATATTAGAGGTGGTAGTACATCGGCTGGCGTTTATACATTGCTAATTCAAGATAGTGGTAACACAGGTACTTTTGCTTGTGAAGATGATGGGTCTGTAAGGCTTCCACGTTTAACATCAAATGGAACTATAGAAACAAGTGCTGGTGATGGGACACTTGTACTCACATCGGATAAAAGATTAAAAGAGAATTTTGAAACAATATCTGATGGACTAATTACCATAAATAAACTTAACCCAACATATTATACTTGGAAGGAACACGATTTAGATGGAAATCCTCAAAAGATATATAAAAATACTATTACTGGAGTAGAGGGTCAAAGGGAATGTGGTTTCCTTGCACAGGAAGTTGGAGATGTTATTCCAGAAGCATCAGACCCAAATCTTCCAGATGAAGTAATAAGGGGTATACGAGATAGGTCATTGATTGCATTTGCAGTAAAAGCAATACAAGAATTATCAGCTAAGGTAACAGCCTTAGAAAACGCATAACAAAAAACGAGGGAACAATGGCAAATAAAGAAAATGCAACAGTAGAAAAAGCAACCAAAGAAGAAGGGGTTGACTATAAGGCTAAATGGGAAGAGGCTAAGGAAAACCTGCTTATTCAGCTTAAAGAAAGTTTAGAGCAAATAGAGATTCATAAAACGAGGGCAACTAAGATACAGGGTGTTATAGAAGTGAATGATCAAATGTTTCTAGAAGAGGAAAAAAGTGAAGGTTAAAGAAATTATGGAAAGGGCAGGCACGAACCAAACCGGTCGTGCCATTGCCTATATAAAGGATGCTTTAGATGAGATGAATATTTTGTCTGAAACGCATATCACTACTCAGCGCATGGATATTAATGCAAATCAACGTTTTTATAATATACCAAATGATTCTTTAAAGATACTTGATATTCGTTGCAAGCATCATAATAATACAGATAATACTTATAGATCCGTACCAAGATCAATATATGAACCTAAAATAGTGGACGATGATGGCATTTAAAAAATATGGATATTATATAAAAGGAAATAAGATTGCTATTATTGAGCAATCTGATGCAACATCTAGTGGGAATAAAGCTGTGGCTCATTGTTCTGGTGTTGCTGGTGCTGGTAACTATACTACCAAAGATACTTGTGAAGCTGCTGGAGGTCAATGGATTCCGGGTAGTTCTGGTAGTACTAGTAACTATTCAGAATATATGAGTCCTACTGAATCAGTTACAGATGGACTGGAAATACAGTATGCCTATAGTCCAACATTCAATCTACAATCTACAGGTACAGAAGGTACTGATTTTCATAGATTTTTAGGATGGGGCTCTAATGGTACAGAGCTTCTTTTATTTACATTCTCTGGAGCATCTACTGTAGTAAATCTATCCAGTATTTTTGCTGCTGATGACTGGATATACATTTCTGGATCTGGAAGATGGTCTGGATTACATCAAGTTAAATCTACTGGCGGCACTACAGGAATATTGACTTTAAAAACTAAATGTAATTTAAAGCCTTCAACGATTACTGTTACAGGTACTTTTGAGGCAGATGATGAAACATTTATAGGAGATTCAAGTGCTCATATTGTAGATATAGAAACATTTAAAGATGTTTTAAATAGCAAGAGACCTAATCCTTATATATTTATAACTGATGCTGCTCATGGATCAAATTCTGGATTGTTTTCACTGACTGCAAATAGTACTTCAGGTAAGATCACTTTAAATAATAAGATAAGCATAGATACAGATGGTGATTATACTAGTACTGCAGCATCTGCCGTTGATGGTGGGAATGATGAGGTAACTATCTATAATGCATTTTCTGAACAGATATCTGTTTATGAAGGTGTGGAAGTATTAAGCGGTGCATCAGCAGAGACTTTTGAATTAGATATTAGTAGATATCAAGCTAATGCTGTAGTATACTATTTAAAGGCTAAAATGGCTGAAGATGCGGGAGATATGGAAAAGAGAGAGTTCTTCCTCAGGGAATTTAAAAGACAGCTAGAGAAGGGTAATTCAGCCCTTAAAAGAGGCCCTTATATTGTACAGGGCTTTAAGGAAATGAGATAATAATAAACAAGCCCATTCACGGACGGTCAGTCCTTAGGGCAGGAGGTAAAAATGGCAAGAAGTAGCAATCGATTCGGACTGAATGCAATGACGGTTCAGGAAGCAACAAATCTAACAGCACAAAGAAGAGTAATAAGAGTCTCTCCGACATTACAAGCAGCAGCAACTGATGCCGATGATGTTGCATGGAATGGAACAGAGATTCCAAATGCAGTATTAAGGCCAGGTGGTTGTTCTAAGCTAGTTCGTATGCAGGTAGCAATGTATGATGATACAACCTGTGATTTTGATATTATATTTACTCAAAATACAGCTACTATAGGGACTGTTGATGCTGTAATTAGTATCTCTGATGCTGACTTAAAGACAGCTAAATTATTAGGCATTATAGTCCTTGATGAAAGTGCTACTTCGGTAGATCTGGTTAATGGTTTAACTTCTTACGATGCTCCAACCAATGGTATTTTGTTGCAAGCATCAGAAGGCTCAACTAGTGTGTATTTTTCCGGAATTGATAGAACTGGCGCTGATCTGGATGATTTAGAATTTATTTTTCATATAGAGTATTAATTAATGAGACCATCTTTGTTTGATCAATTATATTACAATATAGATCTGGGAACATCTCCACAGGCAGAAGCTCCTACTCAGCCGGCATTAACTCCGGCCCAGAGAACTCCTACTACTGATGAAGCTGGTCTTGGACAGCAAAAATCTTCTAAGGAATTTACTGGAATGAAGTTTACACATTCTCTTATCAAGCATTTAGATCAGCTTTATAGTAAGATGCTTGCAGGTGAGGTTAAAGAGATAGCTTCAGAGCCAGAGTATGATTCAAAGCAGAAGATAATAGAAGGTCAAACTGGTGCTTTAGTTCTTAATGAGAAAGAAGCTTTCTATAATCCAGGCAATAGTGCAGTAACGGAGAGTATGTAGTGCCGCACCCTAAAGTCAAAATAGCTGACAATTCTGGGAATGAAGTTGGCGTTACTAGTAATGCTCTTGATGTTAATATAGCTGGTGGTTCCTCAATTGATATTGGTGATGTAGATATACATCTTAGTGGAAATGTTCCTCTTCTTGGTAATACTGGTACTGTGGCTGCTGGTGTTCTTCGTGTATCAATAGCTACTGATGATAATGTATCAACAAAACTTACAAGTATTGATGGTGATACAAGTAATATTTCTAACAAAGCTAATACAATATCTACGAACATAGCCAGTCTTGTTTCTTTTATTCAAACAGAAGATGCAGCACATAGCAATGCAGATGTAGGTTATATGCAATTGGGTGTCAGAAATGATACTCTTGCATCCTTAGTTAGTGATGATGGTGATTATGCTCCACTTCAAGTAAATGCAAGTGGTGCATTATATGTTACTAGTGGAGCAGACCATAACGATCCTGTTGTTGCAAATGGTATGCAAATCATGGCAGAAACTAAGACTGTAGATGGTTCTGCCCTTCCAAATGCTACAGCAGAGGGAGATGCTATTAGAGTTGCTGCAACAAGAGGTGGAGTATTATATGCCTGTTTAACCGATGGAACTGGTCAAATAGCACATCCAAACGCAACTGATGATTCATCTCAAGATTCTACCCCAGGAATGCTAAATGTAGGGGGTGAATATAGAAGTAGTGATACTACATATACAAGTGGTGATGCTACAATACTACAAACAAATGTTAATGGTCTTTTAAGAGTAGATGGCTCTGATGTTACGCAACCTGTAAGTGGTACGGTTACTGCCAATCTTGGAACTACGGATAATGCAGTATTAGATGCTATAGCTTCATCATTAGAAATATTAGATGATTGGGATGACAGTAACTATGCAAATGTAAATATTAATCTTGCTGGTAGTGATGCCCCTACAGGTGGTGGTGTTGAGTCTGGAGCATTAAGGGTTACTCTTGCGAATGATTCAACTGGTGTTATAACTGTAGATGGAACTGTTGATCTTGGCTCTACAGCAACAACACATTTAAGTGAGATAGAAGGTGCAGTAGAAACTATTGAGGGTGCTGTTAGTGGAAGTGAGATGCAAGTAGATGTTGTAGCTGCTTTGCCAGCTGGTACTAATGGAATCGGTAAACTTACTGCCAATAGTGGAGTTGATATTGGGGATGTGGATGTTACTTCAATAATTCCAGGTACAAGTGCTACAAATTTAGGTAAAGCAATACAAGCATCACAGGGTTCTACAGATACAGGTGTTCCACCTCTTGCTGTTAGAAATGATGTATTGGCTGATCTTTCTGGTGACGATCATGCCTATACTCCATTGCAAGTAAGTGGTAATGGTGCATTATATGTGACTCATGGTATACTTTCAATGTTTAGTGAGGTTAATAATGATGTGGGAACAAGCCCAGAAGATTTAAGAGTTGCTGGTGATATCTCTTGTAGGCGTGTTGATATGATGGCTAGCCCATCTAATGCTGGCTATATATGGGTTGGAGATTCTAGTGTTGCTAATGATGGTACTGGTGGCGGTATTAGGCTTGCCCCAGGTGATTTTTATAGTGTTGATGTTAATGCTGTTAATGATCTACATGTAGCAGCAACTGTTAGTGGTGAAGATATAATGTATACTTATTATACATAATGCCTAATACATTTACAAGAGACCATCATAATTTTTCTAGAACTGCTAGTTTCATAGTTCAATCAGGGACAGATGCTGTATCTATAAATTGGTCACTGGGGAATAAATATCACTTGCTTATGGAGAATAATAGTACAGTAACATTTGCTACTAATCCAACGAACCCTTGCAACTTACTTTTAAAGGTAGCACAAGGGAATGGGGGTAGCAAGGTTATCACTTGGGCTGTAACATCAGGAACTATATATTGGGCTGGTGGAGGTGTATTAAATACAGATGAGCCAACACTTACTACAACTGATGATAAGACAGATATATTGTCCTTTTATTTTGATGGAACTAACTATTTTGGAGTTGCTTCCTTGGATTTTGATACTACATAATGGCATTTAAAGATACTATATTAACCTTTGAAAATGATAGGATCGTAACTGATGATAATTATCATAATATGGAAGTAATGATGTCTTGGGAAGCCCCTATAATGGAAAAGAGTGCAGAATATATTTGTGAAAGCAAGGGAGATATTTTAGAAATAGGCTTTGGTATGGGAATATGTGCTGACTATATACAGGCTCAAGGAGTGAACTCTCACACAATAGTGGAGATACATCCTCAGATAATTGAGAAACTTAAAGTATGGGCTAATGGAAAGCCTAATGTTACGATAGTAGAGGGTGATTGGAGTAGTGTAGAACTTGGGAATTATGATGGCATATTCTTAGATACATTTGGAGATGACAATTTATACAAGTTTAAAGACTTTGTTTCATCTAAAGCTAAAAGTGGGGCTAAAGTAACTTATTGGAATAACTATGGCAGGGAGGACAATCAGCATAGCTTTTCCTCTATTAGCCATGAAGTTATAAACATCGCCCCAGAATCAAATCAATACACAAAGATTAAAGATGGTTATTATATGCCAAAGGTGGCGATATAATGGCAATTGTTTATGCTGGCACAGGAGATAGTTATGTTTTTAGAACAAGCGCAACAGATTGGGATGATGCTCAAGGGAGTGCAACTACTGATGGTACTCTCCATCACTCTGGTAGAGCAGTCAATAGTCTTGGAGTTTATGCAAGAACTATAGGTGGAAGAGGGGGTACTACCTATTTTTGTTATAGAAGTTATTTTGGTTTCAACCTTTTAACTCAAAGTGGAACTATAGGTAGTGCGACTATATCCATCTATCTTGATAATTTGGGAGATACAGGTAATAGTGGTGAGGCTATATTGGTAAAGGCTACTGCTCTTGATGATGGCGTAGAAGATCATGGAAATGTATTTTCAAGTGGAACAACTTGGCATGATGATATATCAAGTTCTGTTGATGTAAGCACCACGGAAGGCTATCATGATTTTGATTTAAATAGTGATGGTATTGCACATTTGCAAAGTGCGATTGATTCGAGTGGTACTGCTTTTGTGGGACTTGTTAGTTCTTATCATGACTATGGAGAACATGCACCTACCTCTGGTGGCGATTATAGTAGATTTCAAGTAACTTATACTGACTACACAGGTACATCAAGAGACCCGAAGGTAGATATAACTTATATAACAGTAGCAGTAACAGATAACGCAACATTTTTTGGAGCAAACTTTTAATGGAAGAAACACTTAAAACAACTGGAGCAGGAATGGGAGGATGGTGGCTATCAATTAGTGGATGGTTGCCAGAGATAGTGTCATTAAGTGTGGGAATTGCTACACTAATATATCTTATTATTAAGATAAAGAAGGAACTGAGAACAAAATAGGGAGAACAGTATGCCAAAATCGGATAAGGGTGTTGTCAAAAGAGTAATAGTAACGCCAGACAAACACTTTCCCTTACACGACCAGAAGGCTATAAACTGTCTTAAGAAAGCAATAGAGATAGTTAAACCGGATGCTTACATAGATATCGGGGATGTTGGGGAGTTTCATGCTTTTTCTGCTTGGAAGTTCAAGCGTGTGAAGAAGCCCCCACTAGAGTACTTGATTGAAAGTTTTGATCAAGATGTAAAGGATGTTAATAAGGGGATGGATATGGTAGATGAATCCTTAGATAAGGCTGGATGTAAAGAGAAGTATATTACAGAAGGCAACCATGACAACTGGCTCAATATGGCAGTTGGAATGTATCCATATCTTCCTCAATATAGATTTGCCAATGCTGTAAAGTTAAAAGATAGAGGATATACGTACTATCCATTCGGTAAGGCTTTAAAGTTAGGAAAGCTTTACTTCTACCACGGCCACCAATATGGTGGTCAATATCACGCAGCTAATCATCTCAGAAAGATGGGATGTAATGTTATGTACGGGCATTGGCATGATTTACAACATATGACTGCAACTCATATGGACGGGCCAAAAGCAGCATGGTCAATTGGGTGCTTGAAAGATATGAGCCCCAAAGCTAATGATTGGCTTGCTAATAGAAATGTTAACTGGGCACATGCATTCGCTATAGTTGATTTTTATAAGACCGGTCTATTTACAGTTCATATAATACAAATAATAAACGGTAAGACTTCATTATGGGGTGAATTAATTGAGGGTTAATGGAAACATTCGTAGAAATAATAGAGCGGGTCGGTGTGCCGGTAGCTATGTGTATGGCTTTCGGATTCTTCATATGGAAGCAGAATCAGTTCATACAGACAGAACTTCAAAAAGAGATGAGGGAGTCATTTGCTAGGTTAGAAGGGATTATAATTGGATTGATAAACGCTTTAAAAAAACACACTATAGATATAAAAGAATTGAAAGCGAGCTATACAGCTCTCGTCAATATAGTACAAAAACTATTTAAAAAATAAAAAGGAGATTAAAAAATGGATTGGATTGCAGCTAACTGGGAATATATGCTAATAGGTATACTTTGTATAGATAAAGCAGTAGCATTAAGTCCTACGGAATGGGATGATCTCATTTGGACTTCAGTAAAAAAGGCAATTTATAAAGCAGTGGGGAAATAATATGTTAAAGATAATAATAAGTAAATTAGTAAAGAAACATGGTCTTAAAGGACTATTGTTTAAGATTGGTGATTTGGCTGTAAAGATCACTAAATCTAAGGAAGATGACAAAGCTTGGGCTAAAGCTAAAAAGTTCTTGGAAGAGCTTTAATGTCATATAGTTGTACAATAGATTATAATTGGGAGAGGGACTACACTACTCCTCCTTGGTTCTCTCGGCTCACATGTTCTGGCGGTATGTTGACTGTTGTGTATACCTCTCCCAATAATTTAGAGGAAGAAGATGCCTAAGCAGCTTTATAAGATTACTCAGTTTCATGGAGGTTTGAATAGTAATTCAGATGCTAGAGATATAGCTGAGAATGAGCTATCTGAAGCTACTGATGTAATGGTGGATGAGTTGGGTAAGATTAGGTTGATGGGTGGAGAAGCTACCCATGGTACTATTCAGGCTCAAAATGATAGTGAAATTAATCCTGGTTATGGTTTATTTCAATTTAGCCATGATAGACGTGATGGGCATACAGCTGCAGCAGGAACGGAAGTAGAAACTGATTATATGGTATTTTCCGATCCTGATACTCAAGGAACGGTAGACATCTATAGTAATGAAGATGATACGTGGGGTAGTCCTATAACTGGTATGACAGATAATACTGGAAGTACATTACGCAAGGATGTATTCTATGTTGTAGATGGAGCTTTAAGGGTATGTGATAGTGATTTTGCTCATAGTAATGTTAATAAGTGGTATGGGTATGTTAAAAGAACACATTTTAGTGGTCTTACACCTGGAGGATCTGCAGATGCTTATGATACATGGCTTCTTTCAAATGCTGAAATAGCTGCTCCTACTAAGGGAATAGTAGGGACGCTGCTTGATACATCAGCTGCTGGGGATGCTAGTACTACATCTTTAACTGAGGGTGATGTATTTACTGGTGACTGGGAAAATGAGATAGTAGGACATATAGTTTTAAATAGTACAACTGATGAAACTGTAGCCATTACTTCCTATACGGATGCAGATACTGTAGGAACTGACGCAATAGCTAGTGGAAATTGGTCTGGTGATGCATTTTATGTTTTTCCTCCTGCTGGTACTGGATTTAATCTACATGTTACATCTAGTGGGTCTTCAGGGAATATACCTGCAGGGACTTATGAATTTGCAACAACTTTTATATACGATAAAGAACCTGGAGATCTATCTGGAGGGGATCAAGAATCTTTACTTTTCATCTGTCCAGGAACGATAGCCGTTACTGCGAATCAATATCTGACAATGAATATATGGGCAAATGCTCCTTATGATGCTAGAATAACAGGTGGCAGAGTATATACAAGAATAGAAAATAGTAATGATGAATGGCAGCAAGTTTCAGAAATAAGTTTAAAAAATGGTGTTAGGCTATCATCTATTCAAGCTTATGTAGGTACTTCGGCATGGGGGAATCTTGACTCTACAAATAATGTTACTACACTTTGCCTGGATGCTTCACATACCGTATTGTCTTTATCTCCTATTACTTATGAAATTAATGCTGGTATATCTCAAGGTGCTTCTTCTAATACAGCTAAATATAAAACTGCAGTTATAGCTAATAGAATAGCCTATATAGGTAATGTTCAATATGATGGTACTATTTATGGAGATGCTGTATTCAAGTCTCCTGTTAATAAGTTTGATATATTTACTAGCGATAGAAGACTTGAAGCAAATATAAATGATGGAGATAGTATAGTTAAGCTTGAAGTTTATGCAGATAGACTTTTGATTTTCAAGAAGAAAAAACTGGAACTTCTGAATATTTCTCAAGAAGTAGAATTTGTAGAAGATACATTTATGCATAAGGGAGTATCCCATCCTGCTGCTACTTGCAAAACTGACTTTGGTATAGCATGGGTTAATAAGCAGGGATGCTATTTATATGATGGGCAGAAAGTAAATAACTTGCTTGAAAAAGGTGGTAGACAAATAATAAAAGAAAGTGATTGGGCTACATTTACTACTAATGAACCTATGATTGGCTATATTCCCAAGAAAAGACAACTTCTTGTTGTAGATGATAATAGTACTACTGGTACTGGTAAGACATTTTTATATGATTTGGTAACACAATCTTGGGTTAAGGGAGCTGATGCTACTATTACAAGCCAAGCTTTAACAAATTTTGTTACAGATTGGAATGGTGATTTAGTATATGCACATACTAGCGATACAGGTACATTTGTTAAGTGGGATGATACTGCAGATAGTAGTACAGCTGTAGATATAAAAACTAAAGATATAGATTTTGGACAACCAGCACAAACTAAGAGGATCTATAAATTTTATGTTACGCATAGAGGTAGTGCTAGTAATATTCAACTATCTTATGCTAAGGATGGGGATCAAGATACATATACCGAAGCTGGTTCTGAATTACCAGTAACCTCTGCTGTAACTGATTGGGTTACTACAGCAATTACTCCTACTACATTTAGTTGTAATTCAATACGTTTAAGACTATTTAGTGATGGAACTACACCAGCTAATTTTGAGATTAATGATATAACTATAGTATTTAGGTTGAAAGGACGGAGATAGTGACAAGGCAAGAAAGAATAGCTTTACATAAGAAGCAAGAAAGATTACAAGTAAAATCTGGAGTTCCTATAGCTTCTGAGTTAAAAGAAGGTGTTCCAGTATTAAGATCTACGACTGAGGGTGTGGTAGAATATGTACGACACAATGGTAAATTATACAAGAAAGTATACGATTCTGATTAAAAAAACATAAAACTTGGGATGAAATTTAGGAGATAGTTATGGGATATGGTAGAGCATTATTAATGAGAGATGTAAAAAAAGAGGAGGAAGAACTTCAAAAAAAAGCTAAAAAGAAAAGTCTTTGGGGTTCTATTGGCAGAACTATTGGTGGTTTAGGGGCAATGGCTTTAACTGGTGGTGCTGTAAATCCATTAACAGTCGGACTTATTTCTGGAGGTGCTAGTTTTCTAGGTGGTGCTGTTGGAGCTAGTACACTTGGTGGAGGAAAGCTAACTGGAGGTAGATTCTTCCAGTCTAGTAGGGAGGAAGCACAAAAAGAATTAGGTGCATTTGGTACTCAAAATTTAACTTCTGCTCTTACATCTGGACTTACTGCTGGTATAGGACAGGCTACAAAACTCTATGTGGCAGGTTCTAAGGCTGCAGAAGCTGGTAAATCCGCTGAAGAGGTATCAAAGATTAGAAAAGGTGTAGGTTTTAAAGAAGGATATAAAGATAGTTTCTTTGGAAAGATTGGAGAAAAGCGTGAACTAGCAAGGCAAGCGAAAGTTGTGGAGGGTTATGAAAAAGCAGGATATTTTGATGAAGTAGAGAATATTTCTGCATTAGATGTTGAAAAAAAGAAAGCAGACGCTTTAAAGCAATTCCTTTCAAGCGATGAAAATAGAAAAAAATATGGAGACTCATTGTATAGAGAGGGTGCTGGATTTGGATTTGATGATGTAGAGACAACTAGAGATGTGATGGCTCTTGATGTTACGCCAGTTAATATAGATAATATATATCCAAAGAAAGTAAGTGCATGGGATAAATTTAAAGACTTTGTTGATGTATCAGACGTAAAAAAAGAGAGGGATATAGAATCAAAGCTTTCACAATATCGTGAACAAATGATAGCTGATATTCCAACAGAATCTGTTGAACATAAATTAGGGATTGGAACTGGATATGATCCTAAATGGGGATATAGACCTTCTACTTGGAAACCTGAAGAAGGTACTTGGCTTAGAAGATTTTATGATGAAAAGTATTAAAGATAGAGGATTAAAATAATGGCTGGATACAGTAAAGGTATAGTAGATACACGTAAACTCAACAAGAATAGTAAAGCCAAGTTAGGTCGTGGTGGCGATACTAAAATACGTGAGGTAGATAATAGGGAATCTCATGTTAATGCTTTAGAAGCTTATCTTATTGATGTTAATGGTAAGGCAGGGGAAGAGTATGCTAAAAGAGTTGGTGCTGGTACTGTAAATCCTCTTACTGGTATGCCTGAATATCATCCTCTAGGGTTCTACGGAAATCAACCTCATGATCATGAGGCTGGTGGCAAAATAAATCTTACTGGCCCATCTGAAGAACAGCTAGAATCATTAAGTGATGATGACCCCTACAGTTATGAAGCGTTAAAGGATGTAACAGGGGAAACATTAACAGAATTTGATCCAACTCTTGGAGAAGATGATGTACAATATTTTGAAGGTATCTTTACTGATAAGCCTTTTGATTTTCTTGAACGGCAACAAGATTTAACTACTAGAGGATTAACCAGTGCTTATAGTGATACTATGGGTGCATTGGGGAGTCAAGAAAAAACTCTTGGACTTCAAGGAGAGGGTCTTACGGCTCAACAAACAGCTCTTGGTAGGACTACAGGACGTGGATATGCTCAGGCTACTGGGGCTGCAGCTACAGCAACTTCAAAATCAGGTTTGGCTACTAGTGGAACTATAACTCAAGGATTAGAAACACAGAAAAAACAATTATTTCAAGATTACTCAGCTGGAATGGGCGATATTCAGCGAGAAAGAGCTGGTATAGATATATCAATGGGCGATATTCAGCGAGAAAGAGAAACTGCATTAGATACATTGACTTTAGGTAAAGATACAGCAGCTCTAGACCTTTCAGCAGGTATATATACTGAGCAGCAAAGACAGTTGGATGAGTATTGGGATATGATTGGAATGCGTCAACAAGTTGGATAGATTAATATTTATAAAAGGAAATATTTATGGCAAATATAATAGTAGAAAGAAGTGCAATAGCAGATTTTTTGGATGATCTTCCAGGTCTGTTGATGCAATATAAGCAGATGGAATGGGCTATGGAAGAGAGAGCTTTAGAGAGGGAAGAACGTAAAGCTGCTGGTACGCAGCAAATACTTCTCAAGGAATATTACGATAAAAAGGCTGAAGTAAGAACAACCGAAAAGGTATTTGATCAATATGATAATCTAAAGCCTTCAGATGTATCTTCAAGTGGTGGTGGTGCTGAACTTATTTCTATTGTAGATAACCAAAATAATATAGATATGGATGCTATTACTCAAAATCTAAATACTCTAAGCACTTATCAATCTGGTCTAGAGTCTAGCCTTGGTGAATTAAGAGGTCAAGCTCAAATTTTACAAGAAATGCAGTTAGATTATGCAGGGCCTGAAGGAGTATTAGAACAGGATGAATATGAAGAATTTAGAAAGCATGCTTTAACAGCAATGGATGAAGGTGGTCTTGGATGGACTACTACAGCAGGTGCAGATGTTGAATTTTATAAAAAAGATCCTACTACAAGACAGCTTGAAGCCATGAAGATTTCTGAACATATGCAGAAGGAAGCAAAGGCTGGAGCTACAACGCATTATGCTATATTGCAAGCAGTATTTACTCCGGGTGAGGGAGAAGATACTGATGATTTAGTTGATAAACTTACTTATGAAGATGCATCTGGTAATGAGATAGAGCCATCTAAAGAAATTATAGGTGCTATACAAAACATGGCTGGACAGAGTGGAAGCTATGATGACTTCTTAACTAATCTAGCTGCTTATGAGTTAGATCCAGCATTAGGTGGTGGTCAAATTAGAAGGGAATTGCTTGCTAATCCTAATACACAGCAATTATTTAATAACTTACAGAGGCATGCTAAGGCAATTTCAACTTTAGATAATGAGCTTGCTGGTATTAATGAACCAGATCAAGCTACAGATATTGATAATTTTGTCTCCAGTATTTCAGAAGTAACTAATAAAGAAGCCCTCTTTGGTCTCTATGATCAGGCTATATCTGGTAAGGATCCATCATTGCATGAGCCATTCTTCAATGCAATAGAAGCACAGCTTGGAGGCATTGATGCCTATCCAGAATATAAAGCTTATAAAGGTCTTGGTGGTGGAGATCCTGAAGAAGATAAAGATATCGGTAGCTTAATACCATCACAAAAAGAATTAGCTTTACAATCATTAGCAAGCCTTAATCAGCAGATAGGTGCAGACTCTACTTATATGGCAGAGTATGATGCTATAGCAGATTCTTTAGAGGAAGTACAAGATTATAGTTATGATAGATTTTTAGAACTTGCAAAGTTAGATCCGGATAATGTAGATCCTTACCTACTACCAAGCCGTGCTAGACTTGTCTGGTGGGGAATGGCTAGTCCTTCAAATGATATAGAGGAAGAGATTGCCAGACTCGGTGGTGACTATAGAAGTGCATCAGGACAGCAAATGCTAAATCCATTTCCGGATCCAGTAGAGGATAGATTAGAAGACAATAGAGCCAAGAGAATAGAAATGGAGAGAACACTACAATTATTAGAGGGGAATGATTAATGCCTTTACCCAAGGAATATTTTGACATATTAAAATCAGGAGATAAACCGCTAACAGCTCCTGCACAAACTTCTGGAATTTCATATCCAGATCTAACTCCAGATACTCAAATGGATCAAGGTAGTGCATGGGATTCCCTTGGGGATTTTGTGTGGCAATTTGGTGCTGGCGGTGTATCGGGACTTACTTGGGGTACTTCTGAATTAGCAGCTCCATCTAAACCTTGGGAAGAGATGAGTACAGCTGAAAGATCGGGTTGGATATTAGGTGAAGGTGCTTCATTGTTTGCACCTTGGGGCCCATTTGGATTGCTCGGTAAGGGCTCTAAATTGGCTGCTAAGGGTGCTAATAAGTTTGTTGGTAAGGCAGCACAGGAAGCTTCAGAAACGGGCATAGCAAGGCTAACTGGTAAACAAGCCACAGCTGTAGCTGCAGCTCAGGCAAAGGGCGTTAAGTTCACAGATGATATAGTTGAAGGATTAAATAAGGTAGCCAAAGATGACTTAGGTGTTAGCTGGATTAAAGATTTAGGTGCTACTGGTACTGCAGCTCTAAATGCTAGTGATAATTTAGCATCTAGTGGCACACGGGCTGTAATGAAATCCTTTAAAGATGCTGGTATAGATATAGCAGAGCGTGATGCTAGAAGAATAGCAGGTGAATTTGTTGAACAAATTAAAGATGGTGCTTATGTAAATGATGTAGCTGAATGGGTTACTCGTGGTTTAGTTAATAATAGATTAATTCCTTTTAAGGCTGGTGGCTTTCTATCTAAATATCTAGGCATGGCAGCACAAGATCTGATGATGATGGGTACTCATGGGTTAATATCTGGTAAGATTAAGGCTATTGCTAACGGTGAAGACTTTGATGCTAGTGGAGCTTTAAGCCATGCAGGTATGATGTCACTTGGTTTCCCACTTATAAGAATGATTAAATGGGGTGGTGTAGCCAATGTATCTACTGGTGTTAAGGCTTATATGGGTAAGTTTAAGAATACTAACTATAAAGCCATTGAAGAAACACATGGTCAAGATGTAGTTAAGAATATGCTTAGACTTATGGTACGTGGATCTAAGAAAGATTTATTGAGCAGGAGTAAGTTAGGTGATGCTCATTGGAAAGCAGGCGGTAAAATATACAAAAGTGCTGAAGAAATAGAGAGAGCTTTACCTAAAATGAAGATGGCTGATGTTCATACTCTACTTAATAAGATGAATAAGACTGTTAATCAAGAGCTCTTAAAGAAATGGGGCCCCGGATTTCTAGAAGATCTAGGTAAATCTATACCAAGAATGGGTGTAGGTGTTCTTGCTATGAATCCTTGGGTACTTGATAAGGATGCTTGGGGTTCTATGGAAGGCCCTGAACTAGCATCACATATGTTCATGTCTGCTGTAATGACTAAAGGTAGGGGTGCTTGGGGTCATAAACAGCAACGTGCATACTTTGCAGACTTTACTCCTTACCATGAAGCTTTACATTTGCTTGGCGTAGATACTAAGAATGTAGAAAATGTTCTTAGATTTCATGATGGTAAAGCAGTCTATGAAGGTATGGGTCTTGCTCTTGGTACACATGAAGTGGGTCGGGAAATTGTAAATATATTTGATGGTGAGTTAAAGAATGCTGAATCCAGACCATCCGGTAGGGATTTTAGTAATCCCGATCACAGTTTGGCTATGGATCTTGGTAATTTATATAATGTAATAAAGAATCAAGCTGATCCAAATTTCAAACCTATCAAAGTAGAAAATCTTGATGCTAAAACTCTAAACAATCTAGCTCATAAATTGAAAGGTATCAAGTTTGAAGATGGTACTACAGTTGATGAGATAGGATATGAAGGTGCTTTAGTTAAACTTACTGTTGAGCCTGCAAAGCGTGGGCTTGAGATATATAAGCAGATGATGTCTGCTCTTGGTAGTGAACTTGGTTATGGTGTTTCTGTAACTGAAGATGGTAGAGTTACTGGTAGTCATATATTATCTAATAAAGAAGGAAAGAATATTGATGATGCTAATACCTATAATAGAGTACTGGATGCTTTAAGGGATATTAATGAAGCTAGTGTTAAGACTGGTATAGATGGTGAGTCTGAAATTATAAATTATGAAAAGATTGTTAAGAAGAGTGGCTTATCTGAAGAAGAATTTAATATAAGAACTCGTGAAATTATTGATGAGCACATGGATGTGCTTGGTAGAGAGTATGGTGATAAGAATATCTATAGAGATCCTGTTAATGAAAATCCAATGTTTGATTTCTTCAAGCAAGCTAAGAATGTCGAAGCTGCTGAGAGAGTATATAATATATCTCAAGGAAAGTTTCCATCTGGAGATCCAGCAGCAGATCATATTCTTACAGAGAATCTAGATACATTATTTAAATTAAGTGATGGTAGGTATGCTAATTCTATAGATTCATATAAAAATCTTATCAAAGGATTGGTTAAAGATCCTCAGACTGACAAAGAGAAGGCTGCTAACGAAAAGATAATAGAAAATATTGAGGATCTTCGTCAATTATTTGATCTTAGAAAGAATGCATTGGGTGGTGCTTCTAGAAAAGATGCTGGTGAAAAGGGCACAATAGATGCTGAAGGATTATCTATAGTACAAAGAAAATGGAATGATATATTTAAAAGCCTCCCTGTTGAATGGAAACAGAACTGGTCTACTCATACTAAGAAATTATATATAGAAAGAATGTACAAAGGGCGTGGCTTTGATAGAAGAGCTATAAATCTTATTAGCTTCATGTCTGATCATGGCTTGGTACTACCGGGTGAAGATGGCTCTATTAATATGCCGTCTAAAGAGGCTGTGCTGCAGGAACTGAAGGGTAAGGTTTCTAAGAAACAGCTGGCTGAATATGAAAGAGCATTAAGTACTATTAGACAGGTACTTGGTGATGATGTTGTTAAGGAAATTGATTGGGCTTTTACTGAGAGTGGCAGGAGACAGCTTGAAGAAGTAGATATGAGTAATTATCTCAAAGCTGCAAAGCTACTTGGCAATGAGATGTATGCAGATATGCTTGTTAATACTCAGGCAGTTCTTCAGGAGATTAGTGCTAAGTCTAGGGGTATGAGGCAGAGAATACATGAATTACATGATGAAGTTACAACCCTTCTTGAGACATTAGATCCAGTTAGTAATAAAGCTCCTGTTAAAGACCCTATTGGAGAGATACATGCTTTAAAAGATAAGCTTATGTCCTTAGAAGAAGTAGCTAGAACCAAGGAAAGTAAGGACGATCTTGGTCAGGCTATCATCCAGCTACATACCTTGATTGATTCTATTGATCCTAAGACACGTAAGTTCAATGTAGGTAAGAAAAGGATTCTTACAGAAGAAGAACAGTTATCTGGTGATGAGTTTGGGATACATGATGCTTTAACCCGTCCACTTCAAACTACCTTATCTAAATTATATGCTAGAGAACATGAGTCCGTTGATAAATTAAGAGATCTTGTTGTCAAACTGGAGAATCTTTCTTCTACTGGTAAGGCTGGGCTTGGTCTTGATAAGTCTCATACTATGAGAATTATAGAAGATATGTCAAGAGAATGGTATGAAACTTACAGGGGAGAAAAGGGTAAAGGTGTTAAGGTTTTATCCGAACTTATTACAGAAATAAACCAGAAGGGTTTCTTTGGTGATGCTATTAAATTATTAGAAGGTATTAATGAGCGTGTTAATCGTGAGGTTATTCTTAATAATGAACATCACCCCCTTAATGAAGATGGTGTCCGCATGGCTGAAGCCCTTGAAGCTGGATATAAAACACATGAGCATCATCGTAGTCCAATAGAAATAGCAAAAGATTATGGTCTTGTCGATAAGGATGGTAAGATAGATGAAAGCTTTAAGATTGCTGTAGCCCAGAATCCATATAAAGCGTTAGTTGAGAATGTACGTGAGCAGATATTTGCTCAAGATCCTGCAAAGAAAACCTTAGCTCAGAAGCAGGCTGAGTGGAGGAAGTTTAGAGAGAAGGATGCTGTTGAACTCTTAACAAATATTCTAAACTCTAAGCCTATTAATAAAGTAAAGATACTTGGCATCACAAAAGATGGCAAGAGGCGTGGTATCCTTGAGTTTAATAATAATGCTCCACACATACAACATCCCAATACTCAGTATTTTAATGATAAGGGATATAAAGTTCATTGGATAGATGATACAATGAGCATTGATATTGGTGATGGCAGACTGAGGAACGCAAGTATCAGTAGTTTTGATAGTCCAAATCAGATACAGAAGTTCTTGAATGAAGCTCTTCGTACTGATAAGATTACTCAAGACATACTTGATGGCTTTAAATCTATAGATCCCGGTCTAAGTGAAAAAGATATACGAAAAATCCTTAAGAATCCTACTGACTATGTATTCTATCTACGCTTATCTCCTATGGATAAGATGATGTTTATAGGCACTGAAAAGAATCTTAAGCTTATGGATACAGAGTTTGAAGCTTGGTATGACAATGCTTTAAATAGATATTCTGGTAAAGAGCGTGACATTTTCAAAGGAATGTTTGAACATCTAAAGACTGCTTCTAATAGTTCACGACATATGGTTGAACTGAAAATGCTCTTACCTTACATTGAACATGCTGGAAAGAGAAGTGCTATCGATCAAATGATTGCTGAGTATGCTGGAGATGCTAGACCTCAAACTCTTGCCAAGATACAGGCTAACATGTATAAACGTGGCTTCCTATCTGATGGTGGTACTACTCAACCAATGAGACCTGAAGTATTAAACTGGATGAAAAATCATCATCCCAATACAGAGGTTAGAGATATAGCTGATAAAGCTTTACAGAATGGTGGCTTTGTTGCAGGTGTTCTTGGCGATTTATTAGCAGAAGGGGACAAATCTCATCCATTAAATATAGAAAATATATCAATGGGACAGCTACAAATTATAGGAAATCAAGCATCTGGTTTAGTTAAGGAACTAGCTCAAGCACAGCAGAGATCTTTAGATAATATGCCTAGCCTTATGGCTTCTCTACTCGATGGTGCTAAGTTTGCATCTGAAAGAGTGATGAAACTTGTTATGGCTCAGAAAGGTATGCTTGATACGGACTTTACTAATAGCCCTAACGGAGCTAAGACAATTATATTTGCTGTAGGTGGTAATCAAATGCTTGGTAAAGGATATATGATTTATCATCCAGAGATAGCAGCACACATGCCTGATGGTGTAGACATATTACTTGGAGAAACAGCTGCTAAAACTTATGATGGTACAGCTATGAATGGCTCTAAGCTTTCAGCTTATGATATGTCTGGAGCTGGTACCGCATGGCAGAGTTCAATAAAAAATCTTGGCAATGGCAATAGAATGTTAATGCCTATTGAGAGTCTTGGGATATCATTCACATCTAAGAATGAAAGTGGCGTAGCTATATCTCCTTCTATCTTTGACTTTCAGTCTCCAGCAGCAATAGATAAAGCTATTGCATGGATGGGATTTGAAGCTAAACTGAAACAAATTGGTGTACAATGGAATACAGTTCATAAAGATGGTGCAAAATTAGCTGAATGGCTGTATGAAATAGGACAATCTGAGGGTAACCCACTGGATAAGGGCGATACTGGCCTCTCTAAGCTACTTTTTGAGTACGGGGCTATGCCTAACAACCCTTTGGTACAAAAGGCTCTTAGAAGGCTGTTACGGAGCTCAAACTACAAACACTTAGGTAAGGTACCTAATCAACAAGGTGGTGAAGATAACTTTATCGTACCTAATATTGATGGAAAATTGTCAGTACCTTTATATGCAGAGTTACATGCAACAGGATATAAGTTTGACCCAACAACAGCTAAAAATATACGTATAGCTGGAGAGCAGATAGATAGAGCCACTGTAAATTATGGTGGTATAGGTCTTAATAAGCATACTGCTGGAAGACAGCTGGGGAATGGAATTGGATCTAATCTTGAGGGTGAAAGATTTATATTTAGAGATGGTAATGGTGTGGATGTAGTGATTGGTATAGAAAATGGTAAGTTTAAATTCCATAGCACATTTTATGATAGAGTTGGTAAAGATGTATTGTATAAAGGCACAGATGCTGGAGGTGTAGATGCTTATCGTGATGCTAATCTTTCAATGGAATCTACTAGCAGAGTAAAGGCTGAAGCTCAACTTAAAGATCTTATGACTAAAGTAAAACAACATGATCTTAATTATTTTGATGTGTTTAGATTGTTGAATGGTCAAACTATAACTAAAGAGAAGAATGGAATTACAAGTACATTTGATATGCCTGTAGATGCTTCTCTTAAAATGCAGTTTGGACTTATGTCTCATGCTGTACCAGTTGTTGGACATGATAAGGTTATATTCCGTGTAGAAAAAATATTAAATAATATGGAAGGGCTTACTGAAGTTAATGTACATGATCTTCGTACTATAATGCAGAGAGATAATGATGGAGATCATTTATTCCAACATACTAAATTACCTTGGGAAGTATTTGAAGCATTCGCTAAAGAGAATGGTCGTAAGGATGACTTTAGAATGTTTGATAGAGGTGAAGTTCTTAATTCAGATTACATAAATATCTTTGGTGTTGGTGAGAATGGTAGAGCAGGAGAAAAGGGAGAGCAAGTAGGCTTTCATAATTATGCTGCCAAGCTACACAAAGCACAGATGATGGTAGGTCAGGTGATAGGAGCAAGGAATGCTATCTCTTGGCTGAATAGATTAGGTTTTAATATGGATGGTAATCCCCTCCTTAAAGATATGATCTCTCGTAACAAAATGAGTTCAGATGAATGGAAGACTATGGATAAGTTTTATGATACTATTCAGAATGCTTTAGATATTCATGGTGGTATTCATGAAGCTATACAAAGCCAGCAGAAGTTGAGAGATTTCCTATTCTTTGGCCATAGTGAAAAGTTTGCAGAACCTACTGATGATCCAGTATTTGATAAGCATAATCAACCGGGACTTGGATTCTTTCAAGACCCTGCTTTTGGTAAGACAAGATTGCAGAAAGAAATATTCTATGAGATACTCAGGACTCTAAAGAAATCTAATATGATACAGAATGATACTTGGGATGAAAAAGGTAGTCGTTCTCCAGAACCATTTGAAATTAAGAATGCTTATTATGATATGAGAGCTTTCTTTACTAATCCAACTTCTTATTTAGCTACTAAGTTAGCTAGAAAAATAGGTCGCATGAGTGATCATGACGGGGCACGATCAAAGTTAGCAGCTGAACATGCCTTTATGTTTTATGGTGACACTTATGATGTCAAGAGATTGGGAGATTCTAATTCTGGAAGAACAAGATTGTATTTTGATATGTTAAAAGGTAAGCATACTAGTATAATGAAGCAGATATTTAGCTTTGATCATAGACAGGTTCCAGCTGATAACCCTGAAGCTGCATTTGATATGTCTATAGGTGGTCATGTTATGAAGGGTCTTCTAAAGCAGAATGCATTTTGGGATGCTAATTATGAAGGATTGGATGGTGGAAACATGGAGATGTATAATAAAGCAGGGTTCTTTGTGAAGAGTATTGAAAGTTTTGTAGAGACAGCTCGTATGTTTGGTGACGATCCAGTGATAGCAGCACATAATTTAGAGAAGGCAGGCAATGCTATGTCAATTGTATCATTTGATTCTCAGCCTGTATCTTCTGCTATACGAAATGGTTTAAATAATGGTATACTTAGAGAGTTGATACAAAGACAGCACAGAAATGTGATGGGAACTCTTGAATATTTTAGAGCAGAACGGTTTGCTAATCCTGATAAGGTGGAGAAATTACAGAGAAGGCTCGGTAATTTACAGGCTGCTATGGATATAATGGACAATCAGATAGCTAAAGATATGGTTATTGATCGTCCCGATTCTCGGATTGTTTCCCCTAAAAAGAAAGGTAAGATGCCTTTTAATCACCTTAAGAAAGGTCAGAAGGTTGCTGTCTATCGTGTTAGAGGTGATGTTAAAGTTATTAATAAAGATGAGAAGCCTACTCTTTATAACCATAGGATAGATGGAGAGAAGCGTTTAGATTATGGACAGCTTGAGTTTGTAGGTAACTTTGATATGAATAGTAAGCCTATAATTACACGAGCTGGCTACTCATATATAATAGACTCCAAACCTAAACAACGTATTTCTCAGAGTAGCAATGAAGCCAGATATAGTCAGGCTTTATTTAAAGCTACCTATGGTAATGATGTCAAACCAGAAAGGTTTATAAAGACAGAGAATGTATCTGATTTTAGAGATGATGTACGTAGACTGAGAGCATCTATCAGCATGGATTATATTAAAACAGTACAAGATGCTATGTCTAATCGTGTTCTAAGTGAGGGACTTTATGCCTTGGAGCAAGCCAAAGAAGCTAGAGCTATAGCTGAATTTGTAGAGCGGTGGAAAGATAATGTTGTTGAAAGTCAGGATCCTATGAATATGTTACTTAGATATTTATTACAACCACAAGTTACACCATCATCATACTATAAAGATGCTCAAGGTCATGAGATGCCTGCCTATAAAACTAATGAACATTTATATAAAACACTCCTACAATGGGCAGAGAATAATGGACATCATGCTTTTGTTAAACAATTAGTAAAAGATGTTGAGCATTATGCTGCCGGTAAAGATACAGAAGTAGATATTAGTAGCTATGATAGGAGCACTATGGATAGATTTGACTACTCGCAGCTAGGTAATATGGCTAATCCTGTTAGGTCTTTAGCTAAACATCTTAATTTATTCTTTGCTTCACCAACACTGGATGCTAAGTTGGATGGTATTATACCTAGATCAAGGGGAGAAGTGAAGACAGTTATAGATAAGGATGGAAATAAGGTACCAATACGTAGGACGCCTAAGAAGGGAGAGTTCTGGAAGATCCAGACTGATCAGACAGGTGAACCTTGCTAAATGAAAGTTAACGAAAAAGTTATGCTATATATACAAAGTTTTCAAATTGAAAATGAAAAGTCGCCCCACCCAGCGTATCAAATTTTGAAACCTAAAGGAGTTTAAATGGGATTATGTAATCCAACCAATAAGGATAAAGAAGGACGTATGGACGCTATGAGCGAAATGTATGACTATTGGATTGGTAAGAAGAATATAGTGGATAGATTTGGTGGAAGGAAAGATTATGATGCCAAATCTTCTGTCGATAATCTTAAATGGCTTATAGAACAGCGTTTAGAAAAGCCTTGGGATGCTGATAGCCCTCTAACTGAAGGAGATTATAGGCGTATTAAGGTAGAAATTGATTCTTTTGACAATGCTTTAGGTGGAAAATTCAGCAATTTAGCCTTTATAGTACCTGAAGGTATATCTAAGCAGGATCCTACTTCAAGGAAATTCTACCTACAATTAAATGATATTCTTAATTATGAACGTGTTCAGATTAACAAAGTTCTCACATCTAATGGCTTTATTGCTAATCATATGCTTGATGCGTATATATCTATACATGGTGGTAAGAAAGATTTAGCTACTAAAGAGCTTAGGGAGCTGAGAAAAGAAATGGCTGATGCAGATCCCAATGAGCATGTACAAGCTGAGTTTGTTGGTAAAATAGAAAGTTTTGTTGCTAGTGATAAAGGACAAACTATCAGAGAGTTTATTGAACTTACTCAGATGGATAACGATACTTTCAAGGAAGCACGTAAGCCTAGTTATAGAAATGAAGCTGGAGATCTAACAAGTTATAATTCTCATGTATATAAAGCTGTAGAGAAAGCAAGGGCTAATTTAGGTGATATGAGTAAGGTTTTTACTAATGGTCTTAGAGGATTACAACAAATTATTGCATTAAAGTACACAAATGGTACAGATATTAAGCAAGCAAGAGCTGGTAGTAATGAAGCAAGAAGGATGATTGATATTATTGAAGATTCTATTGTAGATATAACAGCTGGTAACGAAAGAGGTGGTTATTTTCCACAGGTACAGTTTGAAACTATAATGCAGATCAAGGAAAATTTATCTAAAGCTATGAATGCTAATACTCTTAGCAGGGATTATGCTTTTGCTGACGTGGTAGATAATGTTATTGCTAAGATTGATATTAATAAAATACCAGCACATGCTCAAAGAACTAATCCATTATTAGACAAGTATTGGGAGAAAGATCCTCTCTTTGTTCTAAAAGAATATGGAGATCAAGCAGCTCAATTTAATAAGATGATAAGGACTCAGATTACATATCTAGATGCTTTAAAACATCTTCCCAAGTCTGATGTAGAATTTCAGAATGGATTAAGGAGATTTATTGATGAGGAATACACAGTTTTCACACAGGGTGCTTCTGGACGTCCTGATTGGGCAAATGGAGCAGTCACTGTTCTTAACTCTTTGGCTACAGCAAGAACGATGGGACTTAATATCACAGGAGCTGTTAAGAATGCAGCTAGTGCAGTCCATTTTTATAGCAGAGTAGGTATAGGGGCTTTAAATGCTACTCGTAAAGCTATGTCTCATGATAGAGAGTTTCAAGAAATAATAAAGAGAGCTGAAGAAGAAGCTGGATTCTTATTCACAGATGTGGCAAAGGAGCTATATACTGAAGGGCTTATTACTAAGAAAGATTTACAATCTGGTAAGGTAGACTTTGATCCTCTTACTGGTAAGATTGTTATAGATGGCACTCCAGTTAGGGATGCTTTAAAGAAAGGAATGAATTGGACATTAGATAAGGGTCTGTTTTTCCATAGACTTACAGAAAATAGTCAGCGTAAGTGGATGTTTAGAACTGCATTCCACAGAAAGTATACCAAACTTGTAAATGATGGCTATCCTCCAGATAAAGCAAAATCATTCTCTCAAGCATATGCTTTAAAGATGGTTAATAGCTGGGCATACGAATATGCAGCTCATGCTAAATCAAAGATTGTACGTGGTGAGTGGAGAACTATTGAAGAAATTCAAGATGGAAAGATAATGAAAAAAGGTTCAGGTGTTGCTGGTGCGGGATCTGAAGTAGCTTTCCACTTACTACATTATCCTATGTCTTTATTTGAAACACATTATGATGCTTTAAAGGGTATACATAAATCCATACTTGCAAAACAGGGATTAGAATCAGAAGAAATACAGTATGCCATGAGATATGCAGGTGTATCACTTGGAGTAGCTTTAGCATCAGCCTTAACTAATACAGACTTTACTAATATTATTGAAAATGAAAGTATAGAGCGTGTACAGCGTGTTATGGATGATCTTACTCAATTTGATAACCCAGATAAAGGTACATTTGGACTTATGTCTGAGTTTACTGGCCCTACTCTCGGAACATTAAAGCATTTAGCCGTAGCTAATGAGATTATAGATATAGATCACAGTGATTTAAATAAGATTTTGTTTGGAAATGTAGACTTTGCAGACGATAGTGATAAACTATCTACTATGTATGCTGCCTATCAATGGTCTACTGCATGGGGTGTAACTAAGAATAAGCTTTATCCCTCTCTCAAAGCTGGTAGAGGTAGAGATCTTATTACTCATTGGTTAAAACTTTATCCTAATCAATATACTAAAGCTGCAAATCAATTTATCTTTCAAAGAACTCCTAAGAAACAGAAAAGGAAGAAACAAACTAATGTTGATAGAGCATTAGCAGTTCTTGAAAGTATGCGTAGGTAACATGGAGATGTTATGCTACCTACGCTTCTCCTCTTTTCTAGCCGTTAAATAAGCTTCGATTACGACCTAATCCAAACATTATTTGTAAAGGCCATATTGTAAGGCTTAACTCAGCATCTTCGTTAAAGAAATGTAACTCAATACCAACAGGATATATGTAGATGTTTAAATAATCTTTATGTAGACTACATCCAACATATTTGTTCCCAAATTCCATTACCTGTCCTCCGGCATTGAACAAATGAATCTTTCTTCTAACCAATCATCGAATCTCATAATAATAAGGGTCTCACCTCTATCTTGTTTGCATACAACTGCATCTACATGTTCAGTAGGTACGAGAAATGATGCTAATTTCTTCCTACATTTTGCTTGGATTTTAAAATCGTCTCCCATTAGGACATCAACCTCTTCATGCATACCTAAGGCAGCACCATTACTACCCCATGCACGCTTACATCTGTTGAATCCTGAACTCAGAACTGTATTAACTATTTCTCTCTCAAACCGGTTGCCCTTTGCTTTGCTTGGACTTGGCATTATTTAACTCCTTTCTTATTTTGGCGGTGAATCGTTTCATTGCAGCATCAGCTTCTTTATTTACATTATTAAATCTTTCTGTACGTAAATCATCTACAGTAAGTGGCTTTACTATTCTGTCATTTAATTCTGATGCAGTTTCTTTTAATTGAATTTCTAATCGGTCTATGGTATCTAATAATTCATTATTTTGTTTAGTTAAAGTATCAATCTTTTCTAAAGCTATTTCAAAGTTGAATTTTAATGAATCACCTTCCATTATAGACCCATTCTTCCTGTAACTTTATTCACTTGTAATCTCATTGATTCCAAGCTAAGTTCAAGTTCATTTACCCTGTTAGTTAGCTTTACTAGTTCATTCCCAATAAAATCAGTATCAGATTTCTTAGTTTTTTTAGGATATGGTGTCTTAATTTCCATTACTTCTGCTTTTTTAGCCATCGCTCTGTCCTTTCATTTATGATATCTTTTAGTTTCTTACGTTTTCCGTGCTCTCTTATAGCACATTTCTTGCAAATCCTTTGTTCTTTATAAGGATGTTCTGGTGGAATAG